GTCTGAATTAGGGTTCTGATGTACGTGTGCCTTAGATGGTAGTAATCCATCTGATGCCTTGTTGCGCTTAGGCCATAGGGCAGTAGCCTGACGTAGCACTGCGATAGCAGACGGAGATGCCTTCTTTGCTAATGGAATCATTTATCTCTCCGCTATCAGTTTGTATAGATCGTCAATACGATCCTCTAATCTCTTGACGGAATCCTTTATCGAGCTGCCACCATTTGGCTTGAGTTCATTAAGGTAGTGCTTGACTAACCATCTGACTGCACCAGCAAAGCCACCGATGATGGTTATTACCGCTACTGCTACCGTTGCATAATCTTGTGCCTGCATTAGATTGTCCTAATTGTAACTAGAAGTGTGCCGCCAAATCCTGAGAACCTTTTATCCTCTGGAGTCTTATTCATAAAGTCCATCTCTTCGATGATGCCTAGGTATGACTCACCGGTTCTCATATCTTGAACGCGGATAGTATCACCGACATTTTCAATAGATTCTAATTGAGACATACGTTCGTAGGCAGATCCTTCGTAGCCCACTTCATTACCAAACTTGTCGCTCTCGTGGTCATAGCAGAAGACTGGGTATTGGATAAGGCGCTGACGTGGAACTGCTGGTAGTGACTTCAGCTGGTAGCCAGTAAACAGTGGTCCCTTACTTGAATCAGTTGTTGATCGAGTAAAGGTAAACTTAAATCCTAGATACTCTTGTGAGGTAGTTGGGTAGTTTACGTTGATCTCAGGCACGCTAGCCCCTTGTGAGAATGTACCAATACGATACTCGGTATCTATCGAGTCAATAGAATCAATATTAATGCCGCCATCGGTTGTATTAATACGAGCTTGTAGCAGTTTATAGATCTTAGTTTCAAGGGTGTTGTAGCGGATATAACCGGTACGTAAATAGCCTGTTGGTACTAGAGTACTTGCAGATTCAATCCATATTCCATCACCTGGAATACCAAAGACAACTCTATCGGTATTACCAAGGAAGTCTGTAGATACTGGATTAGCAGTCTCACCGCTTGCACAAACATCCCAAGCATAGGCAAAGATAAGGCTGTTAGGAACTGCTGGCTGTGATAGATCAATACGGATGAGACCTGACTCAGCACCTTGCAAGGTTGTTACATAGGCAAATCTATCTTTGAAAGTTACGCTCTTGCACTCTGTCTCTAATAACAATGGTCCATAACTAACATCACCATCGGCAGATAGCACTGCAACTCTTACACCCTTATTGGTGCAAAGAACTCCAAAGGTACCAAGGTATACATCGAAGGCATTGAGTATCTCACCTTCTGGTAGATCAACAACTACTGTTGGAACATTAAGTTCTGGGAATCCTAGAGAGTTAGCATTAGCAGTATCTAATGTAATCTTGTAGAGAGATGATTGAGATCCAGCATAGCCACCAACATAGAAAGCAGCAGGTCCTTCAGATATGGTTGTCCATATCCACGATGGATTTGGGTGTTCATAAAGTTCGGTAGGTAAAGCGTGACCACCTGCAGTGGCTGCCTTGTTAGAATCTAATTCATATAACTCTCTACCCACTCCAGCAAGTAAGCGTTGCTTTGCATAACGCAGTGCTACTGTGGTAACTGGACCGTCAAGATCGTAGATATGACCATCAGATGTAGAGCCAAATATGTTACCTCTATGAAGTTTGTCATTATCTGCAGCAAAATACCTAGTGCCATCGGAAGTCAAAGCCATAAAATCAAGTGTGTGTGGAGCTGCTGTTAAAGTATAGTCGGTAACAGTAGGTGTATCACCACTCATAGTGAGTTTCTTTAGATCAACTCCTTCAGTAAAGACAACTGCATTTACGTTATTAGCGTTATCTCTAGCACCAACTAGGTATAGGTTAGTTGCCGTTGCAGGCTCAGCCCTTACTGTGGTGTTGAGAAGGGTTGCCTGTCCTTTAGTCCAGACATCTAAACCTTTAGACTCTGTGTACTGAAAGCGTAGCGACTCCTCTTGGATAGGCTCAAAATACTTAATCCCCGCTCCTAAGTGGAATGAGGACTGAGATCTAACCCACCAACCGGTGAGCGTCTGCTCACCAGGTTCACGCGTCTGGTCAATCTGTTGCTTACGATACTGTGCTGTAACTCGACGATAAGGTTGCTCATCGGATGCTGCAAGAAAGAACGGTAGCGCTGCAAAGGCTACATCATATGCTGGTCCAGTTGGAGTGTAAGAAGTAGATCCTGCAGGGTTGGAAAGTACATAGGGGATTCCCTCAGTAATATCATCGCCATAGGGCATTATTCAACTCCTCAGTTATTTTGGGTACGCTAAAGACCCGCACGTTGGCGGGTAAGGTATTGCTAGTTATTTAGAGAGCAGCAATCTCTTCTGTTGATAAACCAAGTGCAGCAAGTTTGGCTTGAGCTGATGCCTTGGCTTCTGCCTTAGCATCTGCTACTGCCTGCTCTTCAGCTTGGCGTGCTTCTGCTTCGGCTCGGTCTATCTCCATTTGTGCTACTTCCGCATCTGTCAGCTCGATCTCTAAGACTTCGCCTGTAGTGCAGTTTACTTCGATTCGTGTTGGATTAGGCATTTGATACTCCATATAGGTAGGCGGTTGAGTGTTGGACGAAGTTTCCACTTTGAAAAAGTAATTTAATAGAACTAATTGCAGAACTATCTGACCATAGTCCTGCTGTTAGATAAGCCCACGCGGTTGTTGCATTATTTTCGCTTACCATATCTACGCTAACAGATTTGTTTGTGCTTCCTGCATAATTTGGAATGTAAATGCTGGCATTACCAAAAGTGTTAGAAGTTGCGGTTGAGGCTGGTACTTCTCCAATGTAAATCTCATCTGTTCCATAAGTATTAACACCAGATGATGCCGCTGCTCCGTTACCTCTCAACCATAGGCTTGAATAATTAGATGTGCTTGAATTAAATTGCATACTTACAGATGCCTCAACGCTTGCAACGCTGTTTCTTCCACTTAGTAATACTACCAAATCCGTATAGGTGCCAGGAATCGAGGTAAAGTCGATAGTTGCGGCACCGCCTGAGCCGACTGTAGATGAGGCGATAAGAGTAAATGTAGGCATTAGTCCAACCTTTCCGGTGCGTACTGCTTGAGTATTTCAATAGCATATGCCACTTTATCCTCTACTCTCTGCCCTGCTGGTTGGGCTTCTGACCAGAGTTCTAAGTTCTCTGGGCGGTTGTCGTTTCTGATTCCGTTTTTATGATGAACTGTCTCGCCTTTTACTAAAGGTCTGCCAATTATATCTTGCATTACTAGGCGATGTTGGTATGTATATCTACCAGCTTTGCCATTACCGGCAACTGTTCTCACTTGAACATATCCACCTTTGTCTTGCTTGATACCAACATTCATAATAACTGTTGGATCGTTATATAATCTATTGCGGCGGTAGTGCATTTGACACATACCTTTTGCACGGTGATCTTTTGTACAATCATCTATTGTGCAGTGAGCGTACTTGCTAAAGTTTCCACGAGGCATTGGCTAAAACGCCTTTATTCCGTAGAGAGTGAAGGTAGAACCTGTGTTTAAGTTGCCGCTTGTGGTAAATAATTCGATAGAAGATATAGCCGATGTGTTACGCCACAGCCCGACATCTGCGCGCGCGAGTAAAGAAGTATCATTTCCTCGTTGAATCACAGTTTTATTTGTAGTTGTATTTGAGTAATTCATAATGTGAGTAATAAAGTTGCTTTGCACAGTATTACTAAGAGTGGCAAAAATAAGGGCGGTGCTAGATGTGTTCCTTGCTGAAAGAGCACTTGAGCCATCGCCATAGACAACTGTATTAGAATAATTGCTGCCTGAATCAGAGTTAAATCTAAATCTTACGTTTTGCCACGTTGAACTCGTACCAGTACCAATTAAGACTAGATCTGTATAGGTGCTAGGAATAGAAGTGAATGTGTAAGATGCTGTACCACTTGGTATTGTGTGCGCTGCTATCCTGTCATAAGTTGATGGCATCGTTTACCCCTTTATCCCATAAAGCGCGAATGATGAGTGCTGAACAAAGTTACCTGCTGATCGCGGTGCAATTGTGATAGATGTTATTGCTGCGGTGTTAAGCCAAACACTTGAACCAAGCCGCATAATTCCAGAACCGTTTTTATCTACTCCAGTTAAATGACGGACAGTTGTATTTTTTGATGTGTTCGCATAATCCAGAATGTCAATGACCGATCCTGCAAAGATGCTAGCGGTGGCAGTGTTTCCTACGCCAAAACCAAACGCAGCATAAAAATCACTTATTTGGACATCCCCAGCAGTTGCGCTAGCACCATCACCATCAAGAACGTGAGTCCTGTAATTTAATCCTGTTGTATCAGAGTTGAAGGTTGCTGTCACATTGTTTGCATTTGAGTTGCTGGCGCTTACTCGCGCAATACCACGCACCTGTAAATGCTTGTATGTGCTAGGGATTGAAGAAAATGTAATAGAAGCCGACCCGCCTGATCCGACTGTAGTTGTAGCGATTGACTCATAAGAATTGAGATTACCAGATATAGCCGAAGCCATAATTCCTAAAATTGGCATTAAACGATATCTCCAATCAAGGTCCAACTATCTGTTGCCACCTTCACCAGCGTAGCTGCAGACCACTGTAAACGCAGTTTGGTACCAGTACCGTTTACAGTAACGCCAGTGTCACCGACTACTGTTACCTGTCCTGCACCGATTGCTTGAATGTTAATCTGTGCTCCTGTTGCATAGGCTACCGAGGCATTAGTTGGCACTGTCAGCGTGATCGCTGAGGCATTAGAAAGGGTAACCAACTTGCCATTGTCTGCAAGTACTGGAGTGTAAGTCGTTCCAGTTTGAGCATTAAGAGTAAGGTTGATAATAGATGTACCGATAGTAGCGCCGTTGATTGTCGGGCTAGTTAAAGTCTTGTTAGTTAGAGTATCTGTAGTTGCCTTGCCTACTAAGGTATCGTTGCTTACAGCAGGAAGCGTCAGCGTATTAGTACCAGCGATTGCAGTTGCCTGCACTGTGGTAGTTCCAGATGTAGATCCGCTAAATGCAAAGGATGCTACAGGTGAGGCATTGTTACGGAAGAAGATTAAGTCAGATGATGTAAGTACGTGCTTAACAGTTGCACCAGCAGTATGTGCTACACCAGATACTCCAGGAGTTCCTGTGCCAGCCTGACCTCGACTGATCGTTAGCGTGTCACCGGATACTCCAGTTACAAACACAATCTCTTCGTTGACCGTATCTACATCAAGGGCAACGGTAAAGATATCCACATTAGCTGGCGCTAATGTGATACCACCCATTAGGGCTGTAGCAGTACCAGTTGCCAGCGTTATAGTAGTAGCAGTTGTATTGATGCTACTAGCCAGCGTTGTCTCAACGCTAATACTTGAATACTGTCTAGTCACATTTTCACCTTACTTTGTGTAGTGGTTGAGGTAGTTAATTGCCGAACATAATATATTGATGTCATCTTTTAGTAGTCCTAACCCTGTATTGCATTTATGGCAAAGTACGCCACGCTTTTGTCCAGTCTTATGATCGTGATCTGCGTGAAAAGCCATTGAACCAGAATCTGTTGTGCCACAAATAGCACACTTTCCATCCTGTTCTTCTAACTTTGAATCATAATCTTCTTGTGTAAACCCAGATGTCTTAAATCTGTTCCAAATTCTCAGTCTTTCATTATTCTTTTTTCTTGATTCTTCTGATGGTTTGTATTTACTTCTACATAGTTTGCACTGTGTATGATGTCCATCAGGTCGGTTTTTATTCTTGCTAAAATCTTTAAGATACTTTGCTTCCTTGCAGGAAGAGCATATCTTGTTAGGTGGTCTCTTGTTCATTTTAGGTAATGGATTCTTATCGGGTACTTGTCTTGCAGTTTAAGTGCTTCTTCATTAAGTCTTTGTTGATATAGAGCAAAGATGTAACGGGATGAAGCAACGCTCCTTTTCCTTCCATCTCTTCC